CCTGACGGAACGGATCGACTCCTGACGTGTTCATGCTGTTGGAGACGTACGTCTTCCTGAGAGTGTCGAGCGGATGTTTTCCTTCTAGAAATGGTGCGGTGGTCATGGTGTTGCGATCTAATGTTTGACGATGGTTCCGGCGACGAGCTGCAGCAATAGGACATTTGCGATCGAATGCCTGTCGTTAGCCCCAACGTAGATGTCGGAGTGAAAATATTCCTTCTTGTGACGCTCCAGCATGTGCGATTCGATGATGAAGTTGCTTCCCAAGTACTTGGTCTTTCGAGGAACGATGTTCTCGATGAATGAGCTGATCGACGCATCGAACCATCTGTACATATCGAAGAACTTGTTGAGATTGATTCTTTCGGTGAGCCTGTTGAAGTAGATCGTCCTGATGGCTTCGAGATCAGGATAGTCTGTTCCGAAGGCGAGATTAGGAGATCCCAGGGCGTTGTCGATCGCATCTAGCGTCGAGAAGATGTTGATGATATCCTTGTTCAACGAGTCCACCAGGGAGAATTCGATGGAGAACCTTGAATCGTCCATCGGTGCTTCGCTCGGATCTATCTGGTAGACGGGTGAAATCTGCGCCCATGGGGTCGCCAGAACTTTGTTGTACGACTGGTATCCCCTGACACGAATCTTCTCATTCGTGATGCCGTCGTCGAAGTTCGGAGAGATGAAATCGTAGTTCCAGATGACCGGAGAAAAAATCTGCCGCGAGCCCGGAAAGCTAGATCCGACCATGTGCTTTTCGTTCTGAGAATAATCTTTCAGAAGAATTTCCCCTGCGGTGGACGTGGTTCGATCCTGTTGGTCCATCGAAACGTCGCTTCGCATGCGACTGAAAGAACCTGTAGGAACGACGGCGAAGTTGAAATTGACGGATGGCGACTGCACTCCGAACGACTTCGGATTCTTGATGTGCTCTCTCCACTCCGCATCCGAAACGTTCTTGGACCAGAATCTCGTTTGGGCCACCTGCCCTCTGAAGTTCGTCGTTCTAGCTTCTGATGGAATGTTTCCCGATAGGTCGTGAAGGTAGGCATACCCGTTCATGGTGGCTCCAAGGGGCAGGGACGCCGAACCGATGGCCAAGAATGTTCCGGAAGCGTTCATGGAACCGGTGACGGTGCACAGAGCACTTCCGGAAATGTCGAAATTGCCCTGGATTTCCTTGAAGTAGGATTGGGTGACGAAAGCGGTGATCTGTCCGCTGTTCTGCTTGGCCGCTCGGAGGTAGTAGGAAGACGACAACGATAGAGCTTCGTCGTTACGGCTCATACCGAACGAAACGTTCCAGTTTTCTCCGTCGAAGATACCAGAACCCGTCAGCTGCATCATGAGCAGGGGTACGCCTGAGATATTCGCTTCGTATCCTGGACGACCGTACAGAACGATGCGTGTGTTCGCGTCCGTGGTTCCGCTGATCGCCAGCAGATTGAAGATGACGCCTGGTTGCGCGGAGGCATGCGCTCCTGTGACCTGCAACCGCACGAGACTCTGGGTCGTGGGAGTTGGGCTGTTTCGTGGAAAACGATAGAGACCTTCGTACGTCCACGAACCCGAGGTCCACAATCCGTCGCTCGGAGTCGGAGAGATTCCGTGCGGTGGAAAAATTGTGTTCAGGGTGTGAGCTGTTCTCGAAGCAGGAAATCCGACTTCCAGCTTAGAAGAGCTGAAGAATCCTCTCGTTTGAACGAACCCACCCGATACGAAATCGAGCATCTTTCCGATTTCGCTCTTCGATTCTCTCGAGAATGAAAGATTTCTTCGAGTCGGACCACCGTACTCCTTGATTCGAAAGCTGTTATCGGGATCGAACCCCATGGAGCGAAGAAACGCACGAACGCTGTGCTGCGTTCCCTTGGATTTGATTATCTCATTCAGATTGACGAGAACCCTTCGAAGTATCTGATTCTGAATGTACTGCAACGAATTTCGATCAGTGCTGATTGCAGGCCGCAGATTTTCAGCGTCGATGAACTGCTCTATCGTAGAATCGACGAAGAACGATGGAACCTTAACACCCCATTTTTGGAACAGCAGCGGAAGAAAATGGTCCGCAGCGCTCTTGTTGGGATCGTAATCGACATCTTCCGATTTCGCGAAGGCGTCGATGTAGAGCTTGAGTTCGTCGAAGAACTTACCCCAAACGTAGAGCAAGGAAAGCAGCAGTTGGGTCTGACCGAGCTTGCCCTTTCCGGGGATGCTGGTGCCTCCGTATGCGTTCGAAATCGGACCCATGTCGCTATCCAAACCCGCATGCTCTCGTCCCTGCATGATGTAGTGGGGAGGGAGCAATTTGGTTATGATGTTGGGATTGATCGCATCGTAGATGCTGGCGGAAGAAAGCAGGTCAGCATTCAGATGCGCGACATCGGGGTGACCAGGAAAAAGTATCGGACAGAGGCTGAGCTTCTCGTACGTCATGGGCACAGAAATGCTACCTGTCGATCGAAGCTTTTGAGAGAAGTTCGTCACGAACGAATGGAGAGATTTCCCCGAGCTGTCGAGCACAATCCCGTTGATGGCATCCGATTTGCTGACCCCAAAAGAACCCGTAGGCTCGTTGAACTTGTAGTAGAGCTTCAGCTCTTCTGTCGGAAAGATGCTCTTGTACGCATTCTTCGTCAGCTGTTCGGACGTTCTTGCGGAGTGGAAGAATCTAAATTCGTCCATGGCACCTGAAAGAACTTCTTTCGGAAGGACAGCTTGCGTTCCGATCCTGAATTGCGATCCGCTTCCGATCGTCAACGGTGCGGAGTCTACGACGATTCTGTTGATGTCGTTTGCGGACGAGAATGCGACGGGGTTTCCGTTCTTGTAGAGCGTCAGGTAGTTCGCTCCGTCGTCCTTGTTGTAGACGAACGCAACGTGGTGAAATCGTCCCTTTTCGAAGGAGGCAGACGTCGCAGCTGTGGCCGAACCAGACGTGATGCACATGCCCACCAGGGCGGACGTTGCGTTCGTAGACTGGGTCAGAAAGGACGTTATACCGTTCGTTCCGACGAGCTTTTGAAAGACCACCTGCACGTCGTTCGTAACAGTAGGGATGTAGAGTTGGAATTCGACGGTGAACGAACCTTTCGGAGCCAAGACAGATTGTCCGCTTTTCGTCCTCGAAATCTCTGGGAACAATCCTCCCGTGTAGTCTTTTACGACGATGTAGCTGCTGCTGAAGAAGAGAAATCCGTTGTTCTTGGGAAATCTGTCGTAGACGTACTTTTCGAATCCTGTCATCTTTTCGAAGAAGTTTTCAACCTCTCTTCGAGTTCCATCGAACGGAAAGAAGTTGATCATCTTGTCGAAGGCGACGTTCGTGTTAACCTCGGCAGAGTTGAAGAACGTGTGATTTTCAAAACGACTCCAGTCGACATTCAGCTGTTGCGTCGATTTGAGTCCTTGCCCGGGAGAATCGTAGACGAACGATCCCGTCGTACCTGAATTCGTGTCGGAAAAATCCAGTCCGCGCATGGTGACGCTTCGACCGTTTTTGATGATGTCGATCAGATCTCCCTGATCGACACGTGTCGGAATTAGCGGATTACGAAATGCCATGAATGCTTTCAGGCACCCGACGTGAGAACTCTGAACGCTGGGCCAACGTTCCTATAAATGGTTTCTTTTGTTCCTTCTACGAGCATTACGTCCACGACGTACGCACGACCAGCTACCAACGACGACATCCAAACGTCGAAATACATCCCTTCGCTGTCGGAAGACAGCTTCGTAGACGAATACGTCCTGTCGAACGGTATGAGAACGGTGTTGGTCATCGCATCTCGAACAGAGTATAGAACATTCTCCAGAACCACGGACGGTGTCTCGACCGGTATTTTGACGATCTTGAACATCGGAGAAGAATAGTCGAATATAAACAATCGCATGCGGGCGATATCTGTAGTCGTGTACTCTTCCGACATGTTCGTGACATTGACATGGTAGCGCTTCGGGGTCGCGGGCCCTGTCGTTCCAAAATTCGGGTAGACAGAAAGGGAACCGCTAAAATACGGAACCGTTCTGTCAGGAGAAGTCCAGACCTGATTGAAGGTTATCGATCCGGATTGCCGCAACTTCGTACGGAAGTACTGGTTGTTCGAAGACAGGGCGAACGTCGCAGAATAGATTCCTGCGACGTTGTTGGATCCGATGCGATGTTGAGAAGCTGTCACATGCGTTTCGTACTGAATGAAGCCGTTGCTGGTCGAAACGGGCGTCGTGATCTTCACGACCATGCTATTCTGACCCGTTAGAGCGGAGTTGGCCGCACCCGAAAGAAAGTTCCGCAGCTCTCCTCGAACGTAGTTGTAGAGAACTAGCGTGCCCGTCACATCGAACAGAAAATTCGACTCATGGCTGTTGATGGTATCATCGTACTTCATCACGAGCATGGGACGAACGTACGGATCGCTGGCATTCGACGATCCGAATCGTTTGACGAACTTGGTCGCCAGAGCTTCCTCATCATTTTCTGAGAACGAGACCCTGAATCCCTGGTCGGGAATCAGACCCGCCAGCGTGGCAGAGACGATTCTCGTGACGTCCATGCTCAGATTTTCATTTCCGACGATGAACGACTGGGTCACGAACATGTTGATGGATCCCGCTCCGAGATTCGCGGTGGAGATCACATCTATGCTGGGGTTTCCGAGAACTCCCTTCGCGTTAGCTCCGCTGAGGAACCATACGCTCGGGGTCGATCCGCTGAACGACGCTGTTATGAAGTTCGCAGCGTCAGAATCTTGAAAGAAGACGACATCCCTTCCGATTCCTTCTTGGAACGACCTCGACAGCGGATACAGCTTCAGCGCAAAGTTGTCGGGTGTAGGTTGCCCACCGTAGACGTCGAACATCTTCAAAGTGCAATTGAAGCTCGTGTTCGCGATGTCGAACTTGCCAGCAGCGTAGTCCGTGTATAGATCGGTGAGATCGAACTTGATCAACGCTCGAGAAAGCTCATGGTTTGGTGACGATCCAGAGAAGGTGATTCCGTGAAGGACAAACAAATCGAGGCTCGCCGCCACACCTACGTTGGCGGAAGTCTTTCTCTGTTTCTTGACAATTTTGTCGCTAATGTAGGTGTCCGCTGACGGCTTGAAAATTCTGTACATTAATAGTGCCTCGGCAGTGTCATACGGCCTTGCCCAAAACATCGAAATCCGGGAACCTCACTTCGAAGATGGCTCCGGGCGCGGGAACAATCATTCCCTTCGTCGTATTTGAATCCACGTCGAAGAATGCGTCGCTGTAAACACGGTTTCCGTTGGCTCCGAAGATGTTCTCTATCCTCAGCTTGTTGACCGATAGGACACCGATGCTGTTATAGATGATGTTGTGAAAGTCGGAAAGGACCAGCGGTTGGTCGATCTGGAAGTTCTTGATGTTGCAGTACTTCTGGATCTTCTGAATGACGTTTTGAAGGACGACCTTCTTGTTCATCGAGTTGTCGATGGTCGCTTCGAAAACGACACGAATGTTGATGACCTTCGCATCGACGATATCGATAGCGTCCGAGATCATTCTGTAGTCGTTCAAGTACTTTCGAAGGTTGTCCTTGAGCGCATCGGGTGCAACGATGAGATTCGAATTCTCATCTCTGCTGATGATGTACAAGATCGACGCGAGCGGATTGTTGGCGTTCTGTCTCGTGGCCGCCCGAAAGACCCTGCCGAAGTTCGAAGGCATCAGGTAGATACGAGAGATGAGATCGGGCTTGGTGACGATGCGGCTTTGAGAATTTCGAGCGTTGGGGATCAGCATTTTGAGCTCGTCGATATCGGGCGGATCTTCTCCCCCCGACGCTCTCTTGACGTTTTTCGTCTCGACGGACGCACGAACCCTGACGGCCACGTCGGATGCTACCGCCGACGGGAACGTCATGGCAACGGACTTGGCATTCCCTATGGCTCCGGGCTCGGCATTGTGGTTCAGACCTCCTCCGTACCTGTAGCTGATGGTCAAGGTTACGTTGGACGAAGCGACTCCGAGGGTTCGCGTGGTGATAAGCTGCTGCGGATCGATGCTGATCCTGGAAAATGTCGTCCTGCCGTACAGCGGAAGAGCGAACTCGCTCGGGTCGGGGATGACATCGTCCTCAATGGTCTCCGCGGATCCTCCACCGAAAACCAAGGTCGTGGTGCGGTTGTCCAGGTTCGTGCTCTTCGTGTACCTGTACGGTGCGGGCTTGAGTTCGAGAAGTTCGGGAACGAGATCGGCGTCGCTGCCCACGTTGGGACGTCTTGAATAGACGGTGTCCTGAGAGAGACTTCCAACCTCGTAGTAGCTGTTGCCCAAAGAATCGTAGACCGATTGAATTTGCGTGACATTCGAGTTGGACAGCGTGATCTTTCTGAACGAAACGAACGAACCGATCGTGAAGCTCTCTTGCGTCTGGCGTCCCGAAATGCAGATGCTCGTACCCTTGAGGATGAAAGATCGAGGTGTTCCGTTGGAAGCAGCATCTCCAACCTGAACGTCGCACTTCAGGTTGTTGCCGACGTCGCGAAGAGTGTAGTCGATCCTGTCGAGAAGCAGATATTCGATGCCTCCGTCGGAGACGACTATCGTTCCAGCATCGATGGTAGGAATGGCTGATGAATCGGGTACGCTCACACCGTTGACAGAAACGGCGGGAACTTCCACGAAGAACGATTGCATGACGACGGCGGGAGACGCTCCGGTGATCTCGACCCCTGCTCGTCGCAGAAGACGTTCGATGTTGTCGGTCTCCACGGCGAGATTCGGATCGAGCTCTGTGTGTTGATGGTCGAGATAAAATGACATGACGTCGCCAATGTAGGCTGCCATGTCGACCATCAATCCTCCAAGACTTGATTCTGAAAAATCGTTGTTTACATTTTCTCCATAGAATGTCCGCGCATATTCGATAAGATCAGAACGGAAACCGTCAAAATCGCGATTCAAGTACTTGCGTTGTCTAACAGCCTTCAACGCATCATTTTTTGTACCAGAAGCCATGAACTAAGTAGATTGTTACAACAAGGTTACTGAAGTGATTATTGGAACCAAGACGATTCCGTCTGCTGGACGACGTGTGAGGACCTTATTGGTTCATATTTGTGATGTTTGCCGGGCAAAATTTGAAACATTTTCTGGTAAATGTAGAGAAAAATCGATTTTTACGTATTGCTCTCCAGCTTGCCTGAGTTTGGGACGATCTGCAACAGGACCAAGTGGTCGTTTATTAGAAACAATACTCGTAGATCGTTACGGCGTATCGAGAGCAACAAATTTACCACAATTTACAGAAGCCCGAAAAAATGCGTCGATAAGCAAATTTGGAGTCGAATTTCCGTTGCAAAATAAAGATGTTGCTGCTCTGGGTCGCTCAGAAGAATCTAAAAGTAAAAAATATCAAACACGCAAGAAGAATGGAACTATAAGACGATCTTACGAAGAAGACAAGTTGTACGATGGACTTTGCTCACTCTTTGGAAAAGAACACGTTGAAAGATGGAAGTATGTCAACGGATGGTGCATTGATCTGTATGTCGAACCGTTAGACGCATATATTCAATATGATGGTCTATTTTGGCACGGATATGACAGATGTACAGAAGAAATAGAGTGTTTTGAGAAACCTGTAGATGTTGTCATCTACAAAACTATCTTAAGAGATACGCAACAAAACATTTGGTTTGCCTCACAAAAAATGAATCTGATTAGAGTAATCGGACCTTCTCAAATTCAGAATTTTCTAAATCTACTAATCTAAGTGACATAGAGGATTATGTCGACGGCTTGGTCCGATACGTTCAGAATGGGCAGATCGTACGATACAGAGAATTTGACAATCCCCGTCTTATTGACCTGTTCAGGTTCGTGCGTCATCTCGAAACCCTTGAGAGAAACGTACGGCATCCACTTTTCGACGGCCCTCTTGATTCGGAGCATGACTTCTGCCTCGAAATCTTCCTTGGCGGTGATTTCAAGGGTCAGCTCTCGCAGGTTGGCCCCGAAATCGTACAATCCCAAACGTTCTCCGTAGTTCGTTTCGATGAGATTTCGAAGGTTATCGTTCACCTGGGCAGAAATTTCGTAGTGCATGGCGAAAACTCCATCCACCTCGACGATTCCTGCTCGGACCGGCGTTCTGATGCCGATCGGAATGGGAGAGGAATCCAGAGTCTCGCTCTGGACAGTTGCGGTGGTCTTGCCGACGCTTTTGAAGGAAATTACTGCCATGCTACGATAGTCCGAGGACCGTTCCTGCCAACTTAACTAGCTGACCTGTTCCCAATATCATCCCGATCATGTCGCAAACCATCATAGAGACCATGTTCTGCAGGATGACGATCATGGTCGCCACGAGCAATTTTGGCAGGATAACGAGCATTCCGAGCTTCTCGAGCAGCTTGAGCAGGAGGCCTAGAGCGATTTCTCCGATCTTCAGAAATAGAGCGGGAGGAGAAGGCGGCATTTTGATCAGATCGATCATGACGTCGGGTTTTAGTATCTCTATCGGAATGCTCAAGAGTCCCAAGAACAGATCCGGGAATATGATGAAATCGAAATCCGGGATGGGAGGGATCGGCAGGGTCGGAACGGGCGGCGCCCCGAAGAGCTTCGGAAGTTGCAACGCAAGATCGACGAGCTTCGGAACTCCGACCTTGTATTTCACATCGAATGCCGTCTGTAGCTTGGGATCCAACAACGCAGCATTCAGCTCTATCAAGAACTGCGGTATGTCGACTTCTACATCGAAGAAACACGTTGGATCGAACAGCGGAGGAGCATTGAGATTCCCATTCACATTCAGCATCTTCACGATCGGTTCGTAGAGATTCGTCACGATGATCTTTTGGTACGCTTTTTCCGGATCGACTATCACGGGACTCATCAAAAGGGCCAGGGGTGACGGGTCGAACCAGAACAGGTCTCCCATCGGATCCGTCGGCTTCAAGAGAAGTCTGTCCGGGTCTACCAGTTTGGGACCGGGTACGGGAGGAAATGAAATTGGCAAAAGGGACGATATCTTGGGCCCCTTGCCGTCCTTGTTTCCTCCCGCGAGAAGCAGAAGCACCTGCGCTGTGAACGCATCCCGGGCGGCAACCGTCAATTTTCCGTCGTCGCCCATCATTCCGACGCCCTTGGGTCCGAGGATCGGTGCGTTGAAGGCCATTAGATGACACCCACCTTGAGAGCTTTGACCAAATTCAGGCTCATGCTTTGATCAGTACCTTCGTTGAAAACGAGCCGTTGTCCCCACCCGCGCCGATCGTGCTTCCAATACTGCTTACGATAGGTGTGGCTGACACTTTTCCACCCGCTGGAACAGCTTTTTCTGTGCACAAAATAGCCGCACTTGCGTCCTCGCTTCCTAACTTAATGTACCCGCTGTCTGAGGGGACGAAGATTATGTTTCCATCTTTGATGACGATTCCCGCACATTCGTTTTCGGGTGTGTCTTTCGTCGGTTGCAGCAGGTACTTGATGGTCTTTCGAGCGATGATGCGAACATGGTCCACCTTGATGACCGCGTAGGGCCCCACGGGTTCCTTTGGAAAGCCCTTGAGCTGGACGTTGAAATTCTCATCCACGTCGGATTTCATCGAAATGTAGATTCTACCGAGGTCGAATTCCAGATCCGGGTTTCCCTCGTCGACGTTCTCTTTGGTGATGTCCTTCTTCGTTTCGGTGTTACCGATGCTGTTCTTGACAGTTTCTGGAGCCGTTTTGGGGTTCTGCCCCCGTCCGACGACGATGTCGATGGAGCCTGCCTTACCCTTCTGGTCCGCCTTCGGCTTCTGCTTTGCCACTTTTCCGAGGTCTGCGTCATCTTCAGACTCGGCCGATGCACCTGCGCGATCTGTTCCAAGGACGATCAACGTGTTGTTGGAACCTTGGACGGCTAAGTCTCCGGGGCGCTTCTTGTACCTGGGAACGTCTTCCATGTCGGATATCTTGCCCGCGTCCGACTTCTTGATCATCTTTTCATAGACGTCAACGTCTCCGACTGAGGAAGCGGTGGTGGCGATGCTCTTAGTTTCTGAGCCTTTTTCGACCAAAGCTCCGTTCGCGAAGCTCGGAATCTTCGTCGTCTTGCCTTCGAACTTGTCGATCGTGCCGACGTTCGCGGCCACATGGTGCTTTCGATCCGCGTGCGTATGGTTCGTATCCTCGATGCTTCTAGGTTCGTGAATGCGCGTGATCCAGAACCCGTACTCCTTGCCCTTTCCCGGTTCGTAGAAGACCCAAACGTGCTCTCCGGCCTTCACGGGCATCATCAGGTGGCTGGAAAAGAAGGGAAAGAAGTACTGGCTTCCCGATTCTGCGCCGGAAGAGGAGTCCAGAACTCGCTTTCCGATGATGGTGTTCGGAGGAGATGTCTTGAGAAAGTGGTCGTTCTGCAGACCGTACTGCTTTACGAGAGAATCCAGCCTCTTATCGTCCAACATCGCAGGATCGAATATGACCTCTTCAACGATGACCCTCTGGAATACCCTCTCTCCTCCGTCGGAGTTGAGCTGTCCCATGAGAATTCCCGCCATCGCCATGCCGGATTTTCCCTCGGCGGCGGCGGCGATCCCCAACGTTCCTGCCTGCTTCGTGCTCATTTCTTAGCTTTGCTCGACTTCGGTGCTGTCGATGAAATCTTGTTGAAGATATCGTTCGTATCAACAGAAGAATTCTCCATCGCCTGGGCTTCTGCGACGAGCTCGGCGAGCCTGATTATCTGGTCGTTCGATCTGCTGACGCGTTCTATGTACTTCGCCAGGATCGGTCCGTGGATGGCGTGCTGGGCAGACTGACCGATCACACCCGACAGGAGATCGTTGTACAGCACGTAGGCGGCTCGGCGATCTGTGATCGCATTGTAGTAGATGTCTCGCCAGAGTGCTTTCTTTTGGTCGGATAGATTGTCTATCGTATCCAGCAGGTCCGAAAAGTTCTGAATGCCTTCGTCGAGACGCTCTACGTGTTCGCGGAACT